CGATCGAAGCCGCTCGGGGCAGCAAGACGGTGCCGCTCGTCACGACCTTCTGCGCGACGACCGCACCGTCGGCGAGGATGCTGACCGTCTTGCCCTCAAGGTGCGACAGGCCGCTCATCGAGTCGCGGGCGAACGACCAGACGGTGGTCGGCGTGTTTCGGAGCGCGCCCGTCACGACGCCGTCAACGCGGACGGACGCCACCGTGGTGGACGATGTCGAGAGGATCTTGCAGCGGAACTGGTTCCCGCTGGCGTCGGTCAGCACGATCGCGTCGTTCACGTCGGTCGTGGCGGGGTAGGCGAACGTCGCCGCCGAAGCCGTCATCGTCAGCGTGTCGGCTGGCCCCCACGTCGATCCGCCCGACAGCGTCATGGTCGTTGCCGTCGTGTTGGTGCCGTTGTAGGTCAGGCTGCTGTCGGTGAACACGCAGAGGCTCAGGTCGGTCACCATGCGGCTTGCAAACCGCTCGATGTACCGAACGGTGCTTCCGCCGACGGAACGCCTCACGACGGCGTATAGCGCGTCCTCGATGCCTTCCGACACGGCCGTGACCGATTCAAACGAGCCGTCGGTGACGTGCTGGTGCCACGCGCCGATCTGCTCCTCGGGGACGTACGACAGGCCGAGCAACTTGCCGCTGCTCGAAACGAACCACACGATCTGCCGCGGGCTCTTCGCCAGGGTCATGTCCACGATGTCGAGCCCATCGAACAGGTGCGCCGCCCGAAGCGACAGGTCGCCCGTGACGAATCCCTGCGCCTGCCACGAGTACCCGAGTTCGCGCACATGCCCGCCGCGCGAGGTGCAGTACACGACCGTGTTGTTCACGATCTGCGGCTGCACGGTGTTGGCGCCGATGTAGGACTGCGGGCGAACCGAGATCGTCGTCGGGGTCAGCACGTCGCTGTTGGCGGGGCTGACGCGCCATTCGGCGGCATTGGTCAGCAGCAGCAACTGCGTGAGCGGCACGACGTGGCGGATCGTGTTCGCCTCTCGGCTTGAGACGCGCAGCGCGATGCGGTCGGCGTCGGTCGTAGGGATCGAGTACGACATGTCCGACTCGGTTCCCGACCGCGTCAGCCACAGGTACTGCGGGTCGTTGGTCGTTCCCGCAAACACGCGGCGCTGCTCGTAGTACGAAACCGCCCCAGGATAGTTCCCCGTGGAACTGAACACGGGATCGTAGATGGGCGGCGTGATGCCCATGTCGGGCGCGATGTTGTTGTCCACGAACGAGGAGCCGTCCGTCTGCCCGATGTAGCCGTACAGCCCGCTCTGCCGCTTGTAGACGTTGACGCGGGCGTACGCGGCGGTCGTGGTCCACGAGATCGTGTTGTACGCGCCGTTGATGTAGAGGTTGTTGACGACATGAAGCGCAGTCGATGCCGATGTCTCGGTTCCGTTCGAGGTCACGCCCGTCAGGACGTAGTAGTTGTCGATGTCGGAGATGCGGCTTCCGTACTGCACCTTGCCGCTGTTTGCGTTGTAGGTGCCCGCGTAATTGACGGGCGTGCCAGCGTCGTATGTCTTTACAGTGAACGCAGCGGTTGTTGGAACCGTGTTGATGACGTAGAAGCCGTCAGGAAACGGCGAGCCAGCAGTTGCCGTGCATCCACTGATGTACACGCTGTCGCCAAGCGCAAACTGATGCGTTGTTCCTGTAGGAACAGTGAACACCCCAGGATTCGCAGTGGTAAGACCTGCAATGGTCAACTGCTCGCCGCGCGAAGCGGAAATGCCTGTGGACGACGCCGTGAACAGGCTGGTCGAGAACACGATGTCCGAAAGCACCCATCGGTCTGCGGCGTAGCGACGAAGTTCCGCAGGCTTGTGGTTCGGGTGCACGAGCGTGACGATGTCGCCGCTTTGGACGTAGTGGATGTCGAACAGTTCCGACTCGGCGTACGTCGTCGGGATCTCGAACGCCGTGCTCGGCTGCAAGTAGAACGATGTCGGATCGGTTGCGGGATCGGCCGCGACGGGACTCACGCCCACCTTGCAGTAGTAGGTGTTTCCGCCGTAGGTGTACATGTTGCCAGCGACCGCGTTGGTGACGCCGATCGTGATCGGCGCAGCGCCCGTGTTCAGCAACGTCGCGCCATTCGTGTGCAGGCGGATGTAGCCGATGCCGATCTCGATCACCATCGTCTGGTTGAGCGAGTAGGCAAACGGGATCAGGCGCGCCTTCCCGTTCGACTTCGTCGCGCGCACGAACGCCGTCCCTGGCCTGTTCTCGGCTGGGCCTTGCGGCATCGCGATGAAGTTGCGCATGAGCGCGGCGCCGTTCTGATAGTGGTTGTCGTCGATGCGACTCCACATGTGCGGCGAAATCTCGCCGCCTGAGAACGAACGGTGGAAGTCGCGGGTGTTCGGCATGGGTCAGCGTCCCGAGGTCCAGGGAACGACGTGCTCCGTCCTGACGTTCCTCTGCTGAGAGTCGGATTCCTTCGCTTCCTTCAGCATGTTCATCGTCATCTGAAGGCAGCGTTTCGCTTCCGCGGATCCCGCCTCGCCCTTGATGATCGGGCCAGCGAGCATCGACGCGAGGTACCACGAGAGCGTCATCGTGTAGAGCGGCGAGAACAGCGTGGTATCCTCGACGTACGCGGTGTAGCGAAGCACCGCGTTTTCCTGGTTCGTGTACAGCACCTGCGTGCCGTCGGGCTGCGTCTCGACCGAGAACGGCTGCGGGACGTAGCGGCCCGTCTGCACCATCGGGCTGTAGTTGTGCGCGTAGACGGGCGCGTCGGACGGCACGAACTTCACCGAGTAGTCGTCCGCCACGTCGGGCGGAAGCACGGCGATGATGTTGATCGAGTCGCTCGGAAGCAGGTACGCCTGCGTCCACATCGGCCAGTTCGCCGTCGTCGGCGCGAGCGCGATGCGGCGCATCGAGAAGTTCCAGTAGTGCATCTCCAGCAGGCTGTCGCGCGCCACGGGGTAGAACCGATGGCAATGGTCAGCCTGCGCGGAACCCTCGGGCGGATTGATGCTCGACAGCGTCGCCGTGTCGCCGAGATGCGCAAGCGCGAGGTTGCAGATGTCCACTTCCGATGCCATTGCGCCTCCATTGAAGGAGGGGGCGGACTGCCGAAGCAGCCCGCCCCCCTTCGGTCAGGTTGCGAAGATCACTTGCCGTCGGTCGAGCCGTCCCGCTTGCCCCTGCCCTGCCGCGGGGACTCGTCCTCGACGGCGTGCAGGATGTTGTCGGGGGTGCCGTCGTACTCGAAGACCTCGCCTTCCTCGCGGATGGTGTTGCCGACGTAGCACTTGGTTGTGGCGCGTACCTTCATTGAGAGATCCTCCTTCGGATCAGGTCACCGAGAAGCCAGAGCCGTAGAACTTCGCGCTGTCGTAGATGTCGGTGACGATGTCGGCGTAGACCTTGCCAGCGGTCAGCGCGGTGGTCGTTCCGTTCGTGTACCGAACCTGGAGATAGCGGTAGGTGCTTCCGAGAGCGCGGAGACGCGGGTTGAGTCGCGCCACAAAGTGACGGCCAGCGACGCCAAGGTCGCCAGTCAACGCGGTCGTGGTGAGCGTGCCGAACGTGCCGATCACGACGGGGGTTGCGCCCGAGGCGTCAAGGTTCTCGGTGACGACAACGTCGATCGTGATGCCGTTGCCAGCAGCCGTCGCCTCGGAGACGGTGAGCATGCAGTAGAGGTCGTCGCCCTCGCCGAAATCGCGGATCTGCGTGGTGGTGGTGCCTCCCGACACGTTGGTCGGGCTGCGAAGATCCACCGCGTTCGTTGAGTAGTAGACGCCTGCGGCGGTGACGGTGAGGGTCTGCGGGGTGTCGACGCCAGGGGTTCCCGTGAGGGTGCCGCTGAGACGCGTGAGTTGGTCGGAAATCATGTGTGTGCTTCTCGCTTTCTGCGCGGATGAAACCGCGCATCGCCATGTCTGTTAGACAACGGCTTCGGTGTTGAGGATGGCATCGACGCGACGGAGCGGAACTCCGAGGAACGACAGCCACGAGTACGGGGTGCCGAACTGCGACAGGCCTTCGTTGACCTTGAGGACGTACTGGCTCTTGTCAAGAGCCATGACGCTCAGGCCGCTGTGGACGGTGCGGTTCATGTAGAAGCACGCACGACCCATGCTCATGTTCGGGATGCGGTAGAGCGCGCGGGCCATCAACTTGATGAGCGCGGTGCTCGCGGTGGACGCCTGCGCGCCCGACTGACCGAGCAGCAGGCTCGGCTCGATGTTGCAGATGCGGACGACGTAGCGCCAGTCCTTGACGACGAGGCCGTTCTTCCACTGGTAGCGGGTCGCGTACGCCTGAAGACGGGTGTTGTCCGAGTTGTACACGGTCTGCTCGCCGAGATCCTCGTGGATGAGGCCAGCCTTGCTGCCCTTCGGGAACGGGCAGTACACGGTGTTGTCGCCCCACACGACGAGGTAGACCGAGGTCTGCGACGAGCCAGTGGTACCGCCCGCGTCGAGGACGTTCTGCGAGTTGCCCGCGCCCGTCTTCGCGCTGTAGCGCGTCGCAAGGCCGAGGAACTGCTTGGCGTCGGTGGCGGGGTTGCCGTAGAACATCGTGTTCGCCTGAGTCTGGTTCATCGCCTCAAGGAAGGCGGTGTCCTCGGACAGGCGGAACTGAGCGGTGTTGCCGTTCAGCATCGCGAGATCCTTGTCAACCTCGGAGCGTGCTTCGAGGATGCCGCAAGCCTCATCGACCTGCGCGGTCGTGGACTTGCTGGTCGGGATGCCCTGGTTGAGCGCGCGCCAGTACACGGTCGGAAGACCCGTACGGATCACGACGCGCTCGCCCGTCGGGAGGTTGCCTTCCTTGAAGACGGCGTCCTCAAGGATCTCGTTCGACTGCGAGAGGAGTTCGGCGACGATCGGGATGCGACCATCGGGATCGGTGCGCTTCGCCCAATCGGCGAGCGTCAGGTTGTTGGTTGACAGGGTGTTGGTTGCCATTCTGATTCTGTCCTTGTGCTAGTGGTTCTGGATCAAGACGAATACAAGGCCGCTGCGGCGGAGTTGAAGTCCTTGGGCGCGCCCTTCGACGCGGTTGTGCCCGTGGACGACCCGACGTAGCGGTCTTCCGAAATCGACTGACCTGCGCGGAACATGAACCGAACGAGTTCGGGATGATTCCCCAGGCCAGACTCGTTGAGCAGGGTGCGCAGTTCGGGGGTGCCAAACGAGTCGAGCGCCTTCCGAGCGACGGACAGGTTCTCGGTGAGTTTGTCCCCACCGAACTCCTTGTCCGACCTCGACTGCTCCGTCCACTGGGAACGGAGCACGTCGAGTTGTGCGGCTTGCCGCTCGGCCATCTTCGGCGCGACGCGGTCAAGCACCTTCTGCGCGGCTTCCTGCGACAGGTTGAGTTCCTTCGCGACTTCCGAGAATGAAGTGATCACCTCGGCGTCGAACTGGCGCCCTTCGGGAGCCTTGAACTCGTACTTCTCGGGAGCGCCGTTCGGCGTCTCCGTCTTGCCTGCGTTGGACTCCGCAGTGCGCGCGGCATCAGCCGTCGCCTGCGTCTGGTCGCCCGAAGCCTTCTGCTGATCGCCGTACAGCGCCGCGGCCGTCGCCGCGGGGATGCCCGACATTGGGTTCGACGGGTTGCCGCTTGTGGTTGGCGCGGCGTCACTCATCGTTGTTGGTTCGTTCACTTGTCGCTTCCTTCATCATGGTTGGATAGTGCTCGGGGCATAGCGCATGGACCATCGCGAGCGTGCGGAGCCCGTAGTTCCTGTTGCCTTCCGCGAATGCCATCTGCATCGCGTTGGCGTTGAACGACGAGCGGAACACGCCGCTCTGATCCAGCAGGCGCCACACGATGCGGCGCCCGCGCTTGTTTCCCATCAGCCATCTCACGTCGGACTCCTCCGACTCGCGGTGCATCCGCGCCTGCATGTCCTTGTCGGACTTGCCGCGTTCCTGCGCCTTCAGGTCGAGGGGGTCGTAGTTGCTCATGTCACTCGCAGTTGATGTCGTAATACTCGTAGCCGACCCATTCGTCGGCCGTCGCCACGGTCGCGGTCAGCACGATGTTCTGCGCCGACGTGTACGCCGTCGAGAGCGTCGTGAACGCAGTGCCCGAAGTGCCGTGTCCCGTCGCTGCCTGCGCGGACGTAACCAGCGTTGCGGCACCGTTGGGGATCATGATCTTGTTCAACTGCACGCTGCTGATGCTTACGACGTTGCCCGTGCTCAGGAACGTCTGACCACCGTACGTCGCGGCGAGGGTCTTGTTGTTCGCAGTAGACTGCATGGTGTACAGAACGTTGACCTCCATGCGTCCCTGTCGGGTGATCACGTCGCCAGGCACGGGGATCGTCGCAAGGGTAAGCGTGCCCGCGGTCGTGGTGACGGTCGGCGTCCCGTAGTACAGAGTCGCGGTGTGCGCTCCCGATCCTGCGTCCGTGAACACGATCGGCGTTCCTCCCGCTGTCGCGGAAATCTGCACGGTGTTTGCATCGACGACCTTCACGATGTAGTAGGTCGTGGAAAGGGCAAGCGATGCAGGAAGCGTTCCCGCGGTCGTGAACTGGATCTGATCGCCGACCGATCGGCCGTGCCCGCTCCAAGTCAACGACGTGGACACGGGGTACATCGTGAACGTGCCCGAGCCGTTGCTGCCCGACGCGGTGGTCTGGTAGACCTCGGGGCCGCCTGGACTCGTCGAGATCGTGAACCGATCCGACGCCGTTCCCGCAGTGAGATGCGGGATCACCCTGCTGACGTAATAGGTCGTAGGCGTCGGGCTGTTTGTGATTGGCGACGGGAACGATGTTCCCGCCGTGAACTGCATTGCATTCCCAGGAACAAGCCCGTGCGCGGTCAGGATGACGGTCATCGGCGCGCCGTACGTCGGCGATGCCGTGGCCTGACCGACGATCTTGTTGTCGGCGCCGAACGTCACGGTGCTGCCCGCGGTTCCCATCGTCACGGTGGAACTCTTGTACGGGAGGTTGACCGTGAACGCAGTCGTCGAGTCTCGCGACGCGACCGTCGCGAAACCGCTCGGCGCGTTGCCAGCCGACCACGAGATGTAGACGTTCTTGCCGACGGCGGTAGCGGTAAGGCCGTGCACACCCGCGCTCGTCAACTGCACGAGGCCGCCGTTGTTCGCGACGCTCACGCTTGTGAACGTCGTCGCGACGACCGTCGCGATGAACTCGGTCGTCGAGCGGATGACGTACGGATAGAGCCGCTGCACGCCCGTCGAACTGATCACGGCGGCGATCGCGCTGGTCGTGTCTTCAACGAGGAACGGGTTGTTGGGAATGTTCTTGAGTGACATGCGTGTTTCTCAGTAGAGGGCGGCGATCGTCGTCGGCGCGGAATGTACAAGGACCGCACGCGCCCGCACGGGGAACATCCCGATGGGAACCGCGGTGAACAGGACAATGTCGTTGTTCGGCATCACGAGCGTCAGGTTGCCAGCGGTGCCGACGTACAGCGACCGAGCCGTGCCGCTGAAGTACGCGTTCACGGTAAACGTGCTCGCCACCGACAGATCGACGTACGAAGTTCCCGTGACGGCGCCCGTGTCGATGTAGTGCGTGCCCGACTGCGTGCCCGAAGTGTTGATCTCGGCGCCGCCGAGGGACGTGGAAAGCGTGAACGTGTTTGCGTTCAGCACGGTTGCGACGTAGTAGGTCGTCTTCGCAGCCAATGGCGACGGAAGCCCGCTGGCACTAGTTCCGAACTGCACGGTCGCTCCTGCCGACAGGCCGTGGTTCGTCAGGGTCACGACGCCAGGGCTCGCGATCGTGATCGTCGCCGTCGGATACGTCAGGGCCGCGCCGCCCGACGAAGGCGTCGTCGCGCTCAACGAGGTGATGTCGTTGGTCGTCTGGCTCTTGATGTAGTACGTCGTTCCCGACACGACTGCCGCAGGCAGCGCGCCCGTGCTGACGAACCTGATCGCCGTGTCCACCGCACGGCCGTGCAGCGGCCAGTTCACGTTGATCACGCCCGTCGCGAGCATGCTGAACGTCACGATCGGCAGCGCGAGTTCCGTACCCGTCGGCGTGGACGCCAGCGTGTAGGTGCTCGAACTCAGCACGCGCTTGACGTAGTACGTCGTCGCGGTCGCGAGGTTCAGCGGAGCCGAGCCCGACGCCACCGTGAACCGAATCGGATCGCCGACGGAACGGCCGTGATTGGCCTGCGTGATCGCCATCGTCGTGGCGAGCGGGACCGTCACGGCCTGCGCCGCGGCCGACAACTCGCCGAAGTCGTATTCGACCATCGACGACGAAAGGGAAAGTGATGAAGGTAGTGCCATCGTCTGCTCCTCAGTACAGCGCCACGAGCGTGGTGCCTGTAGTCGCCGAAGTCACCTTCGTCGCCCTCACGGGCAGGATCCCGATCGGAACCGCGGTGAACGTGACCGAGTCGCCGTTCTGCATCGTGACCGCCAGGGTGTTCGCAGCGGTGCCGTTGTAGATCGCCCTGCTGATTCCCGTGAACGCGGTGTTCACGGTGATCGCCTCGGCCCACGAGTAGTTGACGATCGTGTCGCTTACGGAAATGCCAGTGGGTACGGCCATCGTCGTGTCCTCAGGAAAGGCGGGTCAACTTGTACAGCGCGCCCGCGAGCAGCGTGGCGATGCCGTCGATCTCGTTCTGGATGTGCGACTCGGTGCCCATCGCGCCGCGCGCCGTCTCGACGTACTCGTACAGCGCCTTGACCTCGGCGACGCAGTCGGGGTTCATCGACACCGTGCCGCCCTTGAACGCGAGCGGCGTGCCCGTGCAGCCGATGTACGCCTCGGCGAGCCCATCGACCGCCTCGGTCAGGTCGTCGTACACGCCGAGCGCCGTGTGCTTCGCAAACGAGCCCGCGCCCGTCACCATGATGTGGTGCATGTGGATCGCGGTCGCGCCGTTCAGCAGGCGCGTGATGAACTCGCTCGCGGCGGATGAATCGCCAGAGTCTGATTCGTAGAGCAGGGACGCCATCGGCGACTTCGAGGGGATCATCGTCAAATCTCCACGGGGCTAGGGGAACCGTAACCCGAGAACTGGTTCATCATGTCGGACAGCGCGTTCGGCTGCGAGCCGCCCGTCGGCGCCTGCGCGAGGTTGCGCACGGTCTGCGAGTTCTGCTGCATCGCGGCGGCCTGCGCCTGCGCCGCCTGCGCCTTCGCGCGCGCGTCGCGCACGAGCGCCACCTGCTTGTCGGCGATGATCATGCTCGGATCTACGCCGAGCATGTCGCTGTACGCGTCCGCCCAGTGGTCCGCGTCGAACTTGTCGAGCACGTCGGGCTTGAACTGCGCCACCGCGCCGAGGCTGCCGACGAATCGGTCGATGCCGTTCGTGCCGATCGCGCGCTGCGCCTGCGCGAGCATGCTCACGAACTCGATCGAGAGGTCCATGCCCTGCAACTCCTCGGGCGCTGGCGGAAGCATCCCCGCCTCAAGCATGTGCGTGAACGTGATGTCCACGAGCGGCTCAAGCAGTTCGTTGTGGAGCCGCTCGATCACGGGGCCGAGCATGAGCAACTTCTCCTCGTGCCGCTCGGCGACCTCCGTCGCCGTCATGCGGGTGTCCGTCGCGTTCGCCAGCATCAGGAACAGGTCCGCGTAGAACGCGCCGCGCACGCGCTCGCGGCAGTCCTGTATGTCCATGAGCAGGTGCTGGAGGTTGAGGTTCACGTCGAACGCAGTGCGGATCGGCGCCGTCGCGCCATCGACGAACGTGATGCCGCCTGGCAGCGTGTCCACGTCGCGGTTCTTGTACGCGGTCGGCACCTGGAGCGGCGGCTTCGTCTGGTAGTCGATCACCTGCGCCTTGCGGAGTTGCTCGTGCTGCAACTGCTTCACGTCGCCGAGCGCCTCCATGCCAGGGCTGTTCCCGTAGATGTCTCCGCCGCCGACGGCCCAGCGGGGTACGACGCACGGGAAGTTCCTGTAGCCCGATTCGCGGAGGAACTTGTTCGGCTCGCCGCCGACCTCGAAGTACCACGAGCCCCACGGCATGTTCTTCGAGTCCTTCTTGCGGATGTCGCGGTCCACCCGCGGCTCGATCGCGTGGATGATCGGGATCCACTTGTCGAGCGTGCCGCGGTCGTACATGTGCTTGACCGTGTTCGAGCAATTCTCGTAGCCGAACTCCTTCACGATCTCGCCGACGGTCTTCTCGAACTCGCGATACAGCGTGCACACGCGGCCCTGGTAGTCGTGCGCGATGCAGAACTCGCCCGTCGTGACGGGGTAGTGGTGGATCACGTTCTTGAAGTCGGGAAGCACGATCGACGACGCGGTGCCGAAGCAGCCGAGTTCCTCGTACATCTGGTGCAGCGTGCGGTAGGTGTTCGACTTCGCGAACACCATCAGCATGCGCTTCGTCACGTCGTCGAGCCAGACCTTCACGGGCTGGTATCGGTTCAGGTCGGGATCGGGCGTCGCGAGCCGAAACCACGGACGCGCGGGGCTCGTCGCGCCCGCCATCATGCCCGCGCCGAGCGTGCGCAGCGCGCGCGTGCCCGTGTTGTCGTAGATCGAGTTGTGCCGCCGCCAGCCCTTGTCGCGGTCCTGCCTGAAGTAGCGGCCGTTGCGGGGAAGCAGGAACGTCGTCAGTTCCTGGTAGTGCGCCCACCACGTCGCGCGCTCGATCTTGAGTTGACCCCAGCGCGTGTACAACTGATCGCGCCGAGGCGCGCCCTTGTACGATTGTGCGTCGCTGGTGTACTGACTCATGCGTCAACCTCCAAGCAGCGACGTGCGGCCGAGCGCGGCCTGCGCTGGACTCGACCCCGTCGGCCCCGTCAGCATCGTGCCGCTGTTGCCGCCTTCCTTCGCGGCAGCCGCCATGATCGACGCGACATCGGGCTCGCGCTTGTTTGCCATCGCCTGCGCCTGCTCGCTCGCGCGCTGCTGCGACCTCGCCGCAGCGACGGACTGCGCCTGCTCGCGCTTCTGCTGTTCGAGCGCGTGACCCTGCGCGGTCGCGGCCTTCTGGCCCTGATACGCGGCCATGCCAGCGCCCGCTGCGGCAGCAGATGCGCCAACGACTGCCGCGCCTGTAGCCGCCGCCGTCGCAGCCGACGCGCCAAGCGCAACGCCTAGTGCTGTGAAGAATGGCATCGTGTCATCTCCTTGATGTGCGTCGTCTCGCTCCGAGCGTAGCCCATACGCGCGAGCATCGTAGCGACCTGCGCCCCATTGCAACCGTCGAGCGACGACATTGTGCAAACCGACACGCCAGACGCTCGCGCCCATTCCTCGTACGCCTTCACGAGGCGCACCGCGACTGTCGTGCCTCGCGCTCGCGGCTCGACCCACCACGCCAACTCCGTCGCCATCATCGTGCTCGGCGCGAACCACAAGCCCATCACGGCGCAGACCAGCATCGCGCACACGTCGCCGTCTCGGTCGGCCACGAACCACGCCACGTCGTCCGACGCAACCAGCGCGCTCACGCGATCCGCCAAGGCCGCGTCATCGACCGACAGCGTGCGCCCGTGCTCGGATGACGCGATGAACGCGCGGCCCATCCGCACCAACGCAGGCACGTCGTCCGCTGTCGCGCGTCGCACCACGCTCATTCCCGTACCCTCGCGTAGGGGTCGTACTCGTCGCGCTCGGCCTTGCGCGTGTTGCGCGCGGCCTCGATCGCGTTGCGCTTGCGCACGGGGTAGGCGAACGTCAGCGCCAGCGCGTCGGCGAGATCGGGCGACGCGCCGCCTTGCAGACGACGCTTGATGTCGTCCTTGCCCTCGAGCGCCTTCCTTCCCGTAGGGTCGTACCAGTAGACGGGCGTGCTCAGTTCGGACTTCAGCGCCACGTCGTTCGGGATCGCGCCGCCCGCGATGATCCACTCGCGCATCAGCCACCACATCTCGGTGCGGCGGTTGACGTACTGCTCGGGCAGCATCGGACGCCCGCCGAACGGCACCTCGACCACGTCGTAGTCGAGTTGCCGCAGGCGGTCGATCACGCCAGCGCCCGCGCCCGCATCGACGAACACGGCATCGGGCGCATGCTGCTCGATCAGGTTGGCGGCGCGCGCAGCGACCTCCATGTTGTCGAGCCCGCGCCACACGGTCGGCGCGTACGCCTGCAACCCGCGCCGCATGATGAGCACGCTGCGGTCCCCGCCGAACCGCGCAGGGTCGATCCCCATGATCAGCGGCGCGTCGGCCACGTCGCGCTCGGTGTACGCGCGTTGCGCTGCGTTCTCGGCGTCGGTCAGCCCGATCAACTGGTCGTCGCCCGCGGCCGCGAAGTCACACAAATACTCGCGCGCGAAAGCAGCCTCGGGCATGTCGCGACGCAGGCGCTGGACCTCGTCGGCGTCGAGCGCGTGCGTGTCGTACACGGTGTAGCGCGCCGCCCGCCAATCGGGCAGCGCGGCCGCGCGCGTGAACAACTCGCTGAACAGGTTGATGCCGTTGGGCGTTCCAATGAACATCGCCCAGCCCCTGCGGTCGGACAGCGCGGGCTGCACGATCTCCTGCCACACCTCGGGTTTGATTTGCGCGACCTCGTCGATGACGCAGCCATCGAGGCGCACGCCGCGCATCGCGTCGGGATTGTCGGCGCCGAACAGGCGGATGGTCGCGCCGTTGTGCCGCATCGTCACGATCAGGTCGGCTTCGTTGTACACGACGGCGCCCGCGACTTCGAGCGGGCGAAGCCGATGCTTGAGCCGAGCCCATGCGATCGCCTTCGCCTGGCGCTGTAGCGGCGCGATGTACACGAACAGCCCGAGCGGCAACGCGCAACGCAGCGCCTTGTCGATCAGTTCCATCAGCGCCAACTCGGTCTTGCCCGCGCGACGGTGCAGCGCGAGCACGGTGAAACGCGCTCGCGTGCGATGGCATTCGCGCTGCCACTCGCGCGGCCTGTAGTCGAGCGTGATGGCCTGCGACGCGGTCACGCGTCGGGCACGCCCGTGACGACGCTGATCGCCACGCCGCCAGCGTGATCGACGGCAACGCGATCGCCGTACACGCGCGGCACGATCTTCGAGAGCAGCCATTTGCGCGCATCGACGCGCAGGCGCTGGTGCTGCACGGCTGCGGAATCGACGCGACCGTCGGGCGACACGGCAGGCGACTCGTCAGCGAGCATGAGAACCTCGGCCGACCAACGCTCGGCGCACAGCCTGCGTGCGCGCGCGTAGCGGTCTGCAAAGCCTTCTCTATCATCCACAACCCACCCGCAGACGGTGCTGTGCGGCGGCATCCCAGGCGATCGGCAGACCGACAGCAGCGACTCGCCCTCGGCGATGCGAATCAGGATCTCGTCGGCGACGGCTGCGTCGAACGTCACGGGACGCCCGCGAGGGCGCTTGGGCTGCTCGGCCTTCGGCTTCGGCTTGCGTGGCATGCATGCAGTCTACGGCAGCGACGGCGACGCGTACAGGTCGAACCATCCGTTTGCCTCGGCCGCGTCGTTGACGGTCATCGACGGGTCGGCCGCCACGATCGCGTCGCATGCGATCCGTCGCGCGTCGTCGCGTTCCGTCCTAGCCGCCGCCGTTGCCGCCTGCGCCTCTTGGATGATTCGGGAGGCCCGACGGCGCTCCGACAGCATCGACGCCTCCAGCGACCTCTGGCGGGCTTGGAACGCGAGGATGGTGCTGGTGGCTGCGCTCGGGATCATGCCGTCACCTCGGTCGGGGCTCGGCTCGGGGCTCGGGCGGGCACGAGCACGATGTCGAGCCCTGCGAGGCGTGCCATCTCGATCGCGGTTTCGAGGGACGGCATGCGCTGGCCCGTGACGGTGTCGGGTGCGGCGAGCAGGCATTCCGCGGTGTGCGCCGAGCAGAGGTCGTGCGCTGCGCATGCGCGAACGAACGCGTATCGGCTGACGCCGTGCTCGGCCAGGTGCGCGGTCACGGTTGCCTTCCAGTCGGCGGGAGAGTTGAGTGTGGTGTGTGCCATGTGTTCCTCTAGGGTACGCGGTGCGGAGGGTGGGAGCAACACAGCCCCGAGCGTGTCGGGGCTGCGTGGGGCGGGAATCGCCCTGGCCAAGCGGGCATTGAGTCGTGTGCCCATTGCTCGGCGTGGTCGGGGGGA